GTCTAGCAACTTCAGCAAGACGAGCAGCCTCTGCTGTGGCGGCTGCAATTCTTGCTTCTTCTTGCTGCGCAGCTAATACCGCTGCTGCTTCTGCTTGAAGCCTTGCTACCTCAGCTAATCTTGCTATCTCCGCTAATCGCGCAACTTCTGCTAATCTTGCAACTTCTGCTAATCTTGCAACTTCTGCACCCTCTGCTGCTATTCTTGCGGCTTCAGCGGTTGCTGCCGCTTGCGCGGCTGCTACTTGTGCTGCAATTGCTGCCGCTTCCGCGGATGTTAAGGTTGCGTAATTAGTAACGAGATCTTTTTGAGGAGCTGTTAAGATGTCGTATGCAGCTCTAGCCTGTGTCCAACTTGAATTAGTTATTAGTAGCTTTACCGCATCTGCTGCAGTTTGATCTGCAAGTGCCTGTGCGGCTGCTGCCTGCGCGGCGATAAGAGCTGCGGCCTCTGCTTCAAGACGTGCGACCTCTGCTAAACGCGCAACTTCCGCAAGCCTTGCTACCTCTGCTAACCGTGCGGCTTCCGCAGTAGCTGCTGCGATTGCAGCTTCAGCATCTGCAATTTCTTGTGCGGTAAGACCTACCTTAACTGTCACCGCGTTGGAGACAGAGGAGTAGAGAGCTAACGTGTCATTGTCAGATCTAACTGTGAATGTCCAGACGGTGCCACTTGGCTTTAATGAATTAAACAAAGAATGATCTAAGGTAATGGTAGTGTTCAACGAGTTAGGACCGCCAACGTTTCCTGTAGCAACTCCCCAACCGCCACAACCTTGACAGGTAAAACCAATAGCATAGCGCTCTGGTTGTCTATTTCCATCTGTAGGAGCGTTCCACGTAAGAACAACCGAAGATGCGCCATCAACTACTGTTAGATTGGTAGGAGCGCCAACGGACAAGACTTCAGGAGGTGGAGGAGTAGCATACACAAAAGCAGAGGCTGGAATGATTTCCATTTGGCCAGACTTATCCCAGTGAAGAAATACGTTTGCTCCGCCACCGTTTTCATAGTACATAAGCTCTATAGACTTTGAGACTCCTGCGGTAAAAGGTACAGGGGAGCTTGTAGTTCCTCCGCCACCTTTATCAAACCAGTCGCTGGTTATTAAGTTACCGTCAATGTAGAGTTTAGTTCCGTCATCCGCGGTAGCTAAAAATGAAATGTCCTGGGTAGCATCACTGGTAATCCATCCTGTAAAGACTACGATTACATCTTCATACGGTCCGCCTAGAACGCTGCCGCTTCCCCATTGGAAGTTAATATTGGGAACGCTAGTTGTAACTACGGGAGAAGCGCCTTGAGGAATGTAAGGAGCGTTATTCTGGCCTAGAACGTTGTAGACCTCGGCGGTTAACCCTGAAGGGTTTGCCTGGGCAGACGGCATTGTAAGAAGAAGGGGTCCTAGAACTACGGACATGAAAACGAACAACGCGGACGTTGCTCGTAGTAGTTTTGCCTTACTTGGTATCGCGTGCTCTCCCCCACGTTGAGCTTTGCGATTTATTTTATTTCTCTCCTATTGTTCTTGCTCGGCCTTTTCATCTGACTCGGACCAGGCGATCTCGGATGCGATGTTGTAGAGTCGTGTGGCGTCATTGAGTAAGTCTTGAACGGCTATGAGTAGATCCGCTCGTTGGTCAAGAAAGTATGGATCAATTAGATCTTGCATGGTCTGACGGACCGTAATAGTACAGGCAGATACTCGACTCATGGTGGTATTAAAGTCCACCGTTTGTTCGGATCTCATGGTGGAATTTTATCATCTTATCACCGCAATGTGTCTTATAATGAGAAGAAAAATGAGAAGAAGAGAAAGAAGAGAGAAATAAAGAAAAAGTGATAAAAAAGATACTAAGGTAGAAAAGAGTGAGAGAAGTACTGTTTTGCCTTAGTACTGCCAGAGAGGCTTACTAAGGTAGAAAAATAAAACTAAAGAGACAGAATGCCTTAGTAAGTGGGTAAAAAACTATATAAAGTATATATTGATACTTTAATACTCTACTATATTTAGTTTACGTGTAGGAGATTCTCCCTAGGGGCTTTAGAATTTATAGTTGAGGATTAAAGAATCAAAGAAAGAAGTTGATTTTAGTAGTACTTTAGTTGAGTTTTTATGATATTATTTTCTCGTGTACACAAGGTGCACTTGCTTCTGAGAGGTGGGCTATGAATACCTTTGAATCTAAACTGTTTTGGTTTTCTATTTTTCTTTGGGTAGCAGCAAGCTTGGTAAAGACAACACAAAAACATATTATAAAGAAGGAAAATAGAACTATTACGCTACTGGCAACGGTAGTTAATTCTATCTCCAGCTTATTATTCCTATGGTGGATCTGCTTGATGGGTTACACGTATGTCACAGGATAATTCCCTTGACGCCCTTGAGGCTATGGGATTAACTTTTGATGAGGTTGAGGCAGCGGATAAGGCAATTGTGAATAAGTCTAAGTCTGGTGGGCGAGACAAGAGGATCTGCGTTTGTGGCCATGCTGTTTCAAAGCATACGACCTACGCTGGAATTCTTACGTGTAAACCTTCTGCGATGTTATGCCCTTGCAAGAAGATCCATGCCGTATTGACTGCGGATGATACTCGTATGTTCCTTCGTAAGACTGAAGGTGCTGGAGCAATGCACGCGTTGAGTCGTGGGATTTACGCTTGTATCTCAGCGGGTAAGGGCGTCGAGTGGATTATCGAGCTAGCATGTGCTCGTTGCGGGAAGAACGACAGCAAGGTTGTTCCCGTTCCAGTTTCTGCTTCAGGTAGAGCTTCCGATGGTCCTACCGGTTTTGATGCTCTTCTATGCTCTTCCTGTAGAACTGAGGTGTGATGTGGCTAAGAAGAAAAAAGATCTTCCTGTGTTCGTTGTGATTGATATGCCAGAATGGAAGAGCAGAATTTTTGATTTCATGCTCAAGCTATTACGAGTTCCAGGTAAAGCTTGGGTCATCGGCGTTGAATACACCGGATTCACCTATGACGGTGACTCCTATGAAGATGAAGCAACCAGGGTAAAAATAAACAAGAAGGATCTTAAAAATGCACAAAGAGATTAAAGTCGGGAAGAAGGGAAACACCTGGTTTCATTATGGATACTCCTTCAAGCACTTCTCGTTAGCTATCCGCTTTGACAAGAAATCGTTTGATCTTGATCTGTGCTTCTTTTGGATTGGAGCAGAGTGGTGACGGATAAAAAACATTACGACGTTTTGATTGCGACTCCAGGATCTTCCTACAAAGCAGCTTACGTTGATAGTTTAGTAGCTACCACTCGTGTTCTTAATGAGTACGGGATTTCGTATCATCTTCTAAACAAGTCTGGTTCGTTTATCCCATCTACCCGTGAGCAGGTAGCATCTGACTCGTATGGTCATGACTGGTCAACTAACGAAATTGCCGGAGGAAAGTACTCGTACAAGAAGATCTTCTGGATTGATTCAGATATCGAGTGGGAGCCAGATGACTTCATGCGTATCTACGATTCCGAGATGGACGTGGTCAGTGGAGTGTACATGACTCACCCAAACGGTACAGTAGCAGTTAATCTTACAGATCCTGAAGGGAGACCGACAAAGGTCAACAAGTCTGATTTCCTTCTCCGTTGGGACCCCGTAGAGGTCGGCGGTGTAGGTTTTGGATTCGTGGCTATGAAGCATGGAGTCTTTGAAAACATGAAGAGACCGTGGTTCAAGATTCGCGAGGTTTACTGGGAAGAAATTGGATTCCCTGTTAACATGGGTGAAGACTACTCATGGTGCGAAGGAGCTAAGGAAGCTGGATACAAGATCTGGGTAGATTCACTGGTCAAGGTTAAACATCATAAGGAAGTGATTTACGTAGTTGAATAATCAAAGTAAAGATCTACGTGCGGAAGCCTGGTGGGGAACACGGACTGTGATTCCCACTGCGCTTCCATGCGGACTTTGTCGAGACACTAAATGTGAGAAATGCGCTCATGAAATCGCCTGGTACGAGAAATTATGGGTGTGTTCTTGTGACTGTAACAAGTCTTGGAAGCCCAAAGCTTTGACGGTTGAAAAGAAAAACTAACCATAAAAAGAAGCAGTTAGGTACCCTTGTAAAACTTCTGTTTCTACATGGGTCTTTTAAGGGTAATTATCTCCTCTCTCACCCACTAAACCTTCGAGACGTAGTGTAGTATTTCCTTAGAGACAAACCCTGTCTCAAAAGGAGAACACATGAATGATTTAAAAGCAATGGCAGCATCATGGGCAAGATCATTTCTTGCCGCAGGAATTGCCGTGTACATGGCTGGCGTGACAGATCCAGCGGATATCGCAAAGGCTGGTCTAGCAGCTATGCTCCCAGTAGTCTTGCGTTACCTAAATCCAAATGACGCAGCGTTTGGTCGAAAGAAGTAATTAACTTCTAAACCTAAAAGAACGAGACAGGCTCCGTATCCAGTCCTCTCCCCGGCGGTATGGAGTCTGTCTCCTTTTCTACTTGTATGTACAATTGAACTATGGAAAACAAACCAGCACTACTTGAGGAAGAGTCCGGTGATGATACACCTATCATCGAGACTCCGGTTAACATCCGGCCTGACCTCGCGGCTCTCGGAATCATCGAGGTAGAGCGCGGAGTCTGTGAAGATACATTTGAAAACCGTGCGGTCCTAAGATCTTCCCAACTTGGTTGGGACACGGTCTACGCAACAAACGGCGTGCCTACCGGTTTGATTCAGGCACGGTCAAAGGACATGGTTACCCAACGGCGTATCCTCTCGTTAGCTGAGAAGAAGCCGATCCTCGTAGATCCGAAGAACATGAACAGCGATTACCTGACGGGCCTGGATTTAATAGCCGAGGCGGCGTCCGATCATCTAGTCCCTCCCTGGGTAGTTGGAGCTACGCGGATGTGGGTAGCAGAGCAAGATAATCCAATCGTAAGTGAGAAGCGTAAGCCGACGGCAATGCCAAGTCGTTGCAGACAAATTAAAGACGACAAGATTCGCTGCATGCTTTGGACATCAGGAAGACTTAAGGATGACGGCTTGTGTCGTGTTCATCTTCGTCATGTCAAGAAGAACCCAAGTGAAGACATCGAACGGGCCCGGAAGAAATTAGTTCAGGCTGCGCCATACGCGGTTGATGTTCTTGAAGATTTAATGTCATCGGCAGTATCAGAGCCAGTAAGATTAAAAGCATCTACGGAGATTCTAGACCGCGCGGGTGTCCGTGGTGGTGTAGAGTTAGACGGTAATATAACTGTGACGGACGCAAGGCCTGCAGCAGATATTATTAACGAACGGTTAAACCGATTAGCAAGTGGAGCTCTAGCAATAGCTGCGACACTAGCTGAAGCGGGCATTCAAATAGAAACTAGTGACGGGAGTATAAGTGACGCCAATGTTATCGAAGCTGAAGAGACCGGGGCAGAAGAAGAATGAACCAAATAGAGCTAGAAGAAATATCCTTTCTTTTGCGAGAGCACGCGGCTTGCTTAAACAGCGACGTGGAGCTAGCAGCGACACGGGAGGAACATGTCCGTTTATCGGCAAGGGCGAATGAAGCGGAAAACATTTCTGCAAGACTTAATACAGTCATCATCTCTATTCTCGCAGCACAGTAGCGAGGCCAGCCTGCCCGTCATTGAAGCGGCAGAAAGCTGGGTCGGCTACCTAGCGGGTCCTAACGGACGGACTCCTTTTGGAGAACGGTCTGGCTATGACGGTAACATCTGGTCGGGTGCGTTTATCGACTTCGTCTTCCATTCATGTGCGGTGACGATTCCAAGTTGTGTTTACACACCTTCAGGCCTGGCCGAGTTTAATAAAGCTCAACGGGTTCACTTAAAACCCCAGCCTGGAGACATCGTGTTCTTTACGTTTCCAACGGCAGCAGATTTTGGAGTAGGGCATGTCGGCCTGGTAACGGATATATCTAGGTGGACGGCAACGGGCTTGGTAGGAACGGTTGAAGGCCAGGTCAATAGCGGCCTGCCTAAAGGCGACACGGCAGCTCGCGGTGTGTACCGACGAGTACGGTCAGAGCACGAGATCATCGGGTTCGCTCGACCTGAGTTCAGGCCTGGGGATATAAAAGCTAAAACGGGTCAACGGGCGACAATTCTACTTTCGAGCATCAGGCCTGGTAAACGAAATAAAGACATCGGGCATGTGCAGCTTGCGCTTGAACAGGTGACCGGCCTGCGTAATATCACGACGGATATGTTCGACGGTAGCACAAAGCAAGCTTACGCACGTTGGCAACGGATAATCGGGTACGTTGGTGAAAGAGCTAACGGAGTACCGGATCAAGCTTCGCTTGAGCTACTCGGCTCGACTACGGGTCACTTCTTAGTAGAAGTCAAAAATCCCGCTTAAAACGGACATATCGGACAGACAAGAAGTGGGATGCCCTTCGAGCTATTCTTCTTAGTAAAAGTCAAGAGGCTTAGCTAATTAGCTGAGAAACTCCGGAGCAGTCTTGCATTTATTTTCATCTACCTCCTGATATAATTCAACTATGCCAAAACTAAAAGACATAGCTAGGTTTACCACACCGGTAGATATAAACGACGAAAGGACAACGCCAGTTACATCATCAATGGTAAAACCAGGACTTACATTCACAGAGACTGTTCGCTCTATATTAGGACGCCAGACTCAGCCGCTATCAGTACTTGAAATCACAGAGCTCGTCTCTCGTGAAACAAAACGTCCGTATGACGAAACATATATTAGGCTTGCACTTAAAGAACTTCAAGGCGCAGGTAAAGTCTCTTCTCGTAAAGAGACATCTCAAGAGAGAGCTATACGAGGAGGCGGAGAAAGTAACGCAGCGCGTTCTATGCGAGCATCTCTATTCTGGTCTCCTGCAGGAATCGTTCCACCGCGCACCGTTGCGGAAGCAGTCTCTGGCTTGACATTGTTTAAGCCCGAACAATTTACAGCTCGCAAGATCTATAAGTACTCTACTAAAAAGATCCAACGCGAACACTTAGACGCTCAGCTCAACAGTGTAGCTCCTGTACCACCGACAAACTCAAACGCGGTAGTAGATTACCTCATTGAGAAAATGGTTACCGAGCGTACTGCTGAGATCCAATCCCAGCTCGATGCGGCAAACGCCAAGCTGGCGAAGCTGCAGGAACTCTTTAAGTCAGCTCTCTAACATCCGTTTATTGTTCACCCCATGGTGAACATTCAATTGTATGTAGTAGAGACAGCCGAACAGGCAAAGCAAGCTGAGGCATTAGATCTTGTAGAATTCTCTGCGGATGACACAGTGTGTGAGAACTGCGACGTAGCTATCGGCTACATCAACAGTCGGTTCTCTCCCTGTGTTATCTGCGTCGAGGAAGATGACGACATCTGGCTTGTCTGTCTTGAATGTGCCAGTGGTGTTTTACTTATCGAGTAAACCTGATATAATTAAACCATCGCCGGAACCCCGGCGGTAAATGACAGAATGACGAAAGGGAAGTAACCACATGGTTAGCACCGTAATCACAGAGACTAAAGTCTCTACAGTAACAAAGGTCACCGGCAAGGTAGACCTAACAGCCCAAGCTGCCGCAACTGAAAAGGCACTAGCAGCATTTACATTCGCGAAGGATGCGATTAAGGCGTACGAAGAGAAGAAGGCGGAAGCAGAAGCTACCCTCCGCGAACTTCTAGGTGACGCGGATGTCGCAGTTATTGGTGGTGTAGAGCGTTTCAAGCTTGCACACTCAACCAATTCCAAAATCGACCGCAAGGTCCTGCAGGAGCTTTTCCCAGAAGCTTTCGAAGCAACTCTGGTAAAGACTCCATACACCTTCATAAAAACTATCTAATAGTTACCCAAGGAACCCCTGGTCAAACTGGCCAGGGGTTTCCTATTGTACTTTATAATAGTTCCATGTTATAATTAAACCATAACGATGAAGGGGCGGCCGGTGGCCAAACTAAAGACTCGACACCTGCAGGGGTCCGAAACAATACGGCGCCTTCATCGTTACTAACTTTACCTAAGACGGAAGGCAATGAAATGGAAAAGCTTACATACGGCGACTGCCCTAATTGGGTTGAGCCTAAAGACCCAAGCAACTCCTCTTGCATACAGTGCGGACGTAAGGTAGGCAAGAATTCCTACCTAGTTCATGTAGACATTGCAGGAGTCATCGCCCACCCCGCAGGCGAGGCTATCTCACAAGGTTACTGGCCAGTAGGCCGCGAGTGCGCAAAAGCTTTCGCGCATGATGTACTTTATCTCAAACCATGATATAATAGTTCTATACACAACGACGAAAGGAACAATATGAAAACCTATGAGCTAGATATTGTCACAGAGGATATCACTCTAGAAGAAGCAGTAGCGCAGATTAACGCCATTGAAGGCGCAACAGTTATTCTCACATCTGAGAATGGTTATGGTTCAGGCTGGCCTACAGCAATTGTTTCAGTCACAGACGAAGCGTTCCCTGTGCTTGAAGAGTGGTATGGCGGGGAGATAGTCGAATGATTGAGCTTGGTGACATCCAAACGCTAGAGCATCTGCGCGAGTACGTGCAAGAACGTCTCTTAGGTTCTACAGTAGTCCTTGATGGCGATGAGGTAATCATTCGCACCGGAATGGGCATCGACCTTGGAAATATTCTCTACCCTCTAAACGAGGAGGAGTAATGACGAGAGACATTAACTGGGAAGAAGTTTATGAAGCTATCCTAAAGGATATAGTTGACGTAGTTGAAGGGACACTCTTCAGAGACGAAAAGCTAGAGCGTATCACCGAGATACTCGTGGGTAACGACTTTATGGAAAAGCCTCAGTTGTACGGATAACAACAAACCTGATATAATAGTACTACGCAATCAGCGGACATGAAACCGTAGGCGAGAGCCTACCAGACTTTCTTCCGCTGATTGCCCACCCTACGACGGAAGGAACCTACCATGAGTACCAAAGCTGATATTCTTAAAAGACTTGAAGGAATGGCTGACGATGAAATTATCGCTGTCCCTACAATCAAGACAAAGCTTGACGCGGAAGACATCTACTCTTACATGGAGCATGAAGAGATTGAATTCACTGCTAAGCAGTGGAGTGACATTGTTGACGAGTACGAGAACGCTGAAAGCTACGATGACGAAGCGCTTATTGAAATCATCAATTATGTACTGAACAACTAAATATACCTGATATAATAGTACTATATTCACCCAAACGACGAAAGGATAACAATGGCTGACAAAGACAAGGTTGTAGGAAAGGCTCTATATCTAGAGCTCCGGAACTCCGGGTCTACATACCAAATGATCATAACTCCAGATGGAGTTTCATCTTCCGGTCGAGCAGTACCAGCAATGGTTTACCGCCGACAGATATCAGAGGCTAAGCCTCGCAAAGCTTGGAGAACACAGTCGTTCCCAGCTCTTCCGCTTAACGCATTCGGAACGTACGACCCACAGGATATGGACACTGCTAAGTCTGTATCAGGCACACGCATCAATGATGCGCTAGGAAGTACGTTCAATCGACTTCAAGCCTATGGCTACACGATGTATAAGACTCCGATATTCGTTGAAGTATCTGCAGAAGATATTGAAACAATTCGCTTATGCAAGACTCCCTACAAAGTTCTTGGTCGAATCACTCGAGTCCGAAAGACTCTCGGCTTCGGCGAAGCGCTATTCTCTAGCTAATACCCACACCCAAACGACGAAAGGAAAGTAAATGTCAACAGTATTAGAAGATGTAAGAACAGCAATTGACTCAGTTGCTGTCGGAACTACCGAATCTATCACGCATATTCTCGCTCAATCTACCAATGCAGAGATCTCGAGTGCACTTGACTCAATGCTTCTCGCTCAGGGTAAGGTTACTCATCGAGCAACCCCAACCAAGAAAGTAGCGCCAGTGTTATCTGCAGATGCCCTTGTAGGAGAAGATTCCTACGCTCGTCCTAATGGCGAGATGTACCACTCTCGTAAATGGGGAGAGCATGACGACGTCATGGTTCTTCGCAAGGCGCGTATGGACCAACAGTTTATTCTTCTGTACGGAGCTCCAGGTTGCGGTAAAACTGCACTCGTTGAAGCTGCGTTCGAAAAGATGTACACAATTATGGGTTCAGGCGACACTGAGCTTTCAGACTTAATTGGTGGATTCATTCAAACTCCTGCAGGTGGATTCCTGTGGGAAGATGGCCCACTACTAAAAGCTGCCGAAGAAGGCGTGCCACTGCTAATCGATGAGATTGGTCTTATTGATCCTAAGGTTCTTTCAGGAGCTTATGGACTTATGGACGGTCGCCGTGAGATTACAGTCACTGCTAATCCAGAGCGTGGAACTGTTAAAGCTAAAGACGGGTTCTACGTCATCGGAGCTACAAATCCAAATGCGCCTGGAGTTCGACTATCTGAAGCTCTTCTATCTCGCTTCGTGATTCAAGTTGAGATGACTACCGACTGGTCACTCGCTAAGAAGCTTGGAGCCTCAGCGCAGGTAGTTACAGTTGCGCAAAATATAAATCGTCGCCAGGCTTCTGGCGAATGCGGTTGGTGTCCACAGATGCGTGAGCTACTTGCGTTCCGTGACATCTCTAAATCGTTCGGCACGAAGTTCGCAGTAGCGAACCTAATCGCCTCCGCTCCGGAGTTGGACCGCCCCGTCGTTGCGGATGTTCTCACCAGAGTGTATGGCGAGGAGTGTCGACCAGCGAAGATATAATCCCCTTCGCGCGGTGAACCCTGGGTATGGGTGCCCAGGGTTCACGCACGGGGAGGTAGCTCAGTTGGTAGAGCTCCGGACTTATACTCCGGTCGTCGCGTGGGTTCGAGCCCCACTCTCCCCACTTACCTGATATAATAGTACCTAACAGACGGAAGGAACTAAAATGGAAATTACTCTCGAAGGAAGAACCGCTAAGTGCGTATCCTGCACAAGCGAAAGTGCATCAGCCACAAGCTTGCCATTCTTTCAATTCAATGGCGAAGGTAGCGACAGAGCTACAAGCAGTTGTCTCTCTTGTGGGTACAGCATAGTCACACACATGGAAATCAATCCAACCACCGGTCGCCCTGGGCATAACTACGGAGTCCATGACTTCGTTCCCCGTGGAGACGCACAGGACACTTTCTACTGCGGATGCCGTGGTTGGGATTAACCAATAAACCTGATATAATTAACCTATCAATGACGGAAGGATTACAATGGGACACATTAAGTTATCAATGACCCGAGCGGAACGTACGCAGCCAGAGTGGCTACGCGTAGGCGCCCAGCTGGGTGAGCTCGTGAATACTTGGGCAGGACGCAGCGACATTGTCGCATACGTTGGCCCCGGAGCTGGAGGACCAGCGCCTGCATGCTTTAATCCACCAATGGCTGAAGTTGAGGTCAACGTGGATGTAGCTTTCGGCACAGGAGTATCTCCTGAAACTATTGGCGATATTCGCAATAGAACAATTCAATTTAACTATCCACGAGGCGCAGGAGCTATCTTCCATGAAGCACTGCACGCTCGGTACTCACGCTACGATCTTCTAAAGATTAGCGAAGACAAAGAAGTAAGTCGCAATGTGTTCGACGCACTTACACTTCTTGAAGAGACTCGTATCGAAGCTCTCGGTGTAGAAAACTATCCAAACAACAGAGTGTTCCTTCGCGCTTGCGCAATGGATATCATTCTTGAAGACATTAAATCATCACTCGCTGAAACTACAACTACTCGTTCTATGGGACGAATGGCTGGACTAGTACTTGCTCGTGTTGATGCAGGTTCGCTAGACGCAGACGATGTGCTAGAAGTAAAAGAACTTCTACTTAACTTCTTCGGTACAGAGGTGCTCGCGCAGCTTCGCGACGTGTGGTTGCGCTTTCAAAAGCACGAGCTACATAGCGATCCAACAAATCTAATCGTTCTTGCAAAAGAATGGGACGACATCATCTCTAAGCTTGCTGAAGACAAAGGCGACGACGAAGCTCCCCTTGGTGAAAAGGGAATTCTTATTCTCATGGATGGACCACTTGGTGAAGTCATGGACGCTTTGGAAGAAGCATCTGAAGAGATTGCTATCTCTGTAAACGATGAAGCTCAAGATCAAGAGCAAGCTGAAGAGTGGAAAGACGTTGTTGACATGCGCAGCATAGCTGCTAAGCAGCAACGCGACCACGAGAAAACTGCTAGTGAAGTATTCGCAAAAGCTACCGGAGAGATGTCGTCATTCAAGACTCACTCTCGTATCAAAGAGACTCGTAATCCTACCGGTCCTGAGCGTGCGGCAGCAGTTAAGATTGCTCAGCTCTTAGAAAAAGCTAAGTACCGTGAGCGCGATGAGAAGGAGATCAAATCTATTCTTCCTCCCGGTCGCTTGCGTACTCGCGCAATGGTTCAGGAAGCAGCTTACAAAGTTGTGAATCCTATGATGCATGCAGAACCTTGGCGTAGAACTGTGCGTCGTCATACAGATGACCCAACGCTTAACGTTGGAGTTATGGTTGACATCTCCGGTTCAATGGCATCAGCCATGGAGCCTATGGCAGCAACTGCCTGGGCGATGTCAGAAGCTGTTCGACGTGTTCAAGGTAGATGCGCAATGGTTTACTACGGACAGGATGTGTTCCCTACGCTTAAGCCAGGACAGCACCTTGACCAAGTTACTGTGTACACTGCACCTGATGGAACTGAAAAGTTCGATAAGGCGTTCAAGGCACTTGATGGTTCTCTAAATCTTCTCAATGGAACTGGCGCTCGTCTACTCGTAATTGTTAGCGATGGTTGCTATACAGATGATGAGCGAACAAAAGCTAAAGCGTGGGTTCGCGCTTGCGAAAAAGCTGGAGTTGCAGTTCTATGGATTCCTTTCGAAGAGGGCAGATACGCTCGTGGAATTGCAGGTCCGGATACTGTGATTCTTTCAGATGTACGAGACCCAGCAGAAGCTGCGGTGCAGATTGGTTCTGCAGCAGCGAAGGCACTTACAAAGATTGGGCAGCGGGCTGCCTAACAAGCTCCGGTGTGGTCGGATCCTTCCGTCAGATCGTCCCCGGCCACACCGGTCCCACAACTATTATGAAACTACCAAAATCAAAAGAAGAACTCCGGAGATTACTTGAACTCCGGAGATCCAACGCAGCTCGTCCACTTACTAATAAAAAGAAGTATACACGTAAAACCAAACACAACGACATAATGAAAGAAGGAACCGATGAAAACTAAAGTGCTACTTATATGTGCAGCCTTAGGCTTAGCTCTACTCTCAACTCCGGCGAATGCGGCAAGCGATAAAACTCTTGTCATCATCGACTCCGGTATCAACACAAATCTCGACTGGGCAAAGAGTGCGGTCATCGAAGAAGCATGCTTCATCGAGTACGGCTTGTGTCCAAACGGCAAGTCAAGTATGGTTGGCCCAGGTGCGGCAACGCTAGACCCAAAGCTTGTAACAGACAAAGCTATGAGTCACGGCACGCAGATGGCGTCGGTTGCAGTAACGGTAAACCCAGACGTCAAGATTGTGTTTGTTCGTGTTGTCGGCATGTCTAAAGGACGTGCAACCACATACACAACTAAAGCTCTATCACTCGCTCTCGATTGGGTATCTGCCAATGCGGCACGGCTAAATGTTGGCGCGGTATCAGTCTCATTCGGACGGGCGTACAGAGAAGCGGCATGCCCTATCGAAACTAAATTACAAGATCAAATCATTGGGCTAGCCTCGGTTAACGTGCCGGTTGTTGTTTCAACGGGTAACGGCTCGGATCAAAAGAAAGTTTACTACCCAGCCTGTATACCACAGGCGATAGCGGTAGGGGCAACGGATACCCGATACACGGTCAAGAATATTCAAGGCTGGGTCTACCCCATCATGCTGATATCGAACTCCAGCCCGGACCTAGACCTGTATGCCATGGGACGATGGACGGTAACCGACGTAACGGGGACAAAGGCGGTCAGCCTGGGTACCTCAGGTGCAACGGTCTCAGTAGCTACCAGACTGGCTAGAGAGCTATCGGGTGGCTTGGCCATAGGAACGGTAATGGATAACGTTAAGGCGTCCCTACAAAACGCCTACCGTACGGTAACGGTATTCGAACGAAAGTACTGGTAACCTGATATAATAGTACTAAGCTCACCGGAACGGGTCTTCCAATTCCGGGACAGGATACGGAAAATCCTCCGGTGAGCTCTACCAACGACGAAAGGACAACCGTGATAACGAAACAACGCACTTACATTCGCAGAGGCGACTTTCAATTCTGTGCAACTCAAGAGCAACACGACTACATTCACAATTATGACCCACGCTCAATTCTAGGTGACTCATACCAATGTCGCTATTGCGATGATTTCCAGGTTGGATAATGGATAGCATTTATGTTGCCCATGAAGGCATGGATACATTTTTTGATTTAGCAGACACCGGATTCATCTTCTCTTCAGAAAAGCTGTTAAAGGACCCGGAGCTAATGGAAGACATTGACAATGGCTACTGCCGTTCTTCGTGTGAGCAGATTGGATACGAGATTACCCCTGGTCTTGCGAAAATGTTCTATGAGCTGGCTAAAAGCTACTGGGAGTACGAGAACAAAAAATAATTCCGGAGGGTATTGTACTTTATAATAGAACCATGTTACAATTGTACTATCACAACGACGGAAGGAAAGTACATGGACTCACAAGATTGGATGCGGGGAGCTCAAAGCTTCTCGCTAGCTACCGCGGTCAACCTCAATGAGGAATGGACGCATACAGAGATTAGCAGAATGCAATCTCTTCGAGCTGGCAAGATGTCTATTAAAGACATTGCGAAAGAGCTAGGTCGCAGTTACTATTCTGTGGCAACAAAACTTGTTAACATCGGTGCGGTAAACCACCACAAGCAATCTAACAAACCAAAGGTAATCCTTAACACTTGCGGTAACTGTTTCACAACACCATCAAAGTCCGGGGTCTGCCTCTGCTGAGGCAGCCCTGTACTTCTTCCTCATAACCTGATATAATTAAACTATTCAAGGGTGCTGGTCACCAGTTAAACTAGGCGGAACACGCGACGCCCGAGTCCACGTGCCGTGCATAATCTGCAGGCACCTCTGGCAAGATAGGCCGAAGCATCACCGCGGCCCTTGAATACTTAAACGACGAAAGGATTGGAAAGCAATGAGCACATACTGTAATAGTACAGAAGTAAGTTTCATTCCTTGCATTCACGCAGATGGAGCTAAATGTCTGCTTGCCTACTGCGGAGGATGCGGTGAAGACTTGTACCGTGAATGCGGAAGAGAGGTTATCTAAATGAGTAAGTACGATGCATACATTCAAAAGACCTGGGGTTCCCTCATTGGGCGAACAATCGTTAAGGTCCGTGAGCTAAATAATGAAGAGCTAGACTTGTTCGGTTGGGAACAAGACAGTTCAGGTTCGATACCTGTAGTTTACATTCTCGACAATGGGCATGGATTCGTACCGTCACAAGATCCTGAGGGTAATGGACCAGGCCACTTATTCGTAGAGGAGATGAGTTCATGACAGTTTCAGTTAACGATGGGAATGCTTTCTCATTCATTGGCGCCGGTAGGCGTGCTTTAATAAGTGCGGGTCGTGAAGACGAGCTTGCAACATTTACCGAAGAGATGACTTCAGGAGACTACAATCATCTCATTCAAGTATTCCTTAAGTGGTTTCCAGAAGCGGAGATAGCTACATCATGAAAACAGCACTACGAATTAACACGGACTTCACAACAGAGATCTTAGATCTTGAGGTAGACAGTCTCACACAACTCCAGGAAGCTGTCGGCGGCTTGGTTGAAGCAGCAGACCTGTATGACGACCTCACACTTTGGTGTAACGAAGAGGGTAAGCTTATCAATGGAATGCAACCAAACGTTATTGCTACTCACCTTTGGGAAAAGTCTTTCATCATGTCCGACATCATTATGGGCGACGTCGTATTCACCGGCGGCACGGACGATGAAGGTGACAACCTAGCTCTACCGCACCCTTGGCTAGTACAGCTCGAGGAACTTGCAAGAAAGCTTCGCAATTCGTACGAAGAAGAAGCTGGGTTCTTCCGGTGAGCAAAAATGCATCGGCTGGCATCTGGGAAATTCGTGATGTTCATACGGGTGAACGCATCTCTAAGTTTCGTGCCCGTAAACGTGCGGACGTTACCCGATACCTGGAGATGGCGCGGATTGGTCTAAAACGACCAATAGAAGATTTCGAGGCAGTATTTATTACCGAATGGGAATAAACCTGTTATAATAGGACTAACAACTTAATACGTAGGTTTGGACTTACTAAGTCTTGGAGCATAAGGGTATCTCATGGAGACACTACTCCCGATAAGCTGACACGGCACCGCGGGTATGGGTAGCTTGACTTAGGAAAGAGACAGAGCAATATTGTCTTAGGGAAGTTAGGATTAAAACCGCATAGCAGAATCGACATGCGGTACTGCGCAAAAAGTGAAGCGCGAATCAGGCCCTTTGTGAGCAAACTGTCTTGTCCAGTGAATTGAAGCTGGCTGCGCGTATTCCAATCCACGCGGCCAGCTTCTTTCATTTGGTATTGTACTTTGTAATAGAACCATGTTATAATTAACTTATTAACCACAAGGGTTAATAAAAAAGAAAGATTGGAAAACAAAATGACAACAGCACTAGTTCAGATTATCGCAGGCGCACTACTTCTAAACACACCTCTTATCATTATGTGGGTCTGGCTAGCCCGCAAGGAGAGCAAGCCGGCAGTCCAGGCTGAGAGCTACGCCTCAGAAAACTTCTGGAGCTAATTCTAATTATTGCGGGTACCCTACTCACCGGTAGGGTACCTTCAATTGTACTTTATAATAGAAGTATGATACAATTATCTTATTAACCACAAGGGTTAAAAAATAGATTGGAACCTAAATGAAGACTTCAACACTTACTCACTTCAACAACCACTTCAAAAATACTCCAGCAGTTGATTTCAATTCATACCTAAATGATGAAAACAATAAAGTTTCTTGGTATGATGAATTAGAAACCCCATACATCAATACTCTCCCAGAAGGAACCATTCTTCTATCTATAGGTTTAGGTGGACAAGATGCGGGCACCTTCTTAGTAAAGACTCCAGAAGGTATCTACTACATAGTAGATGAAGACCAGTCAGAACCTACTCTAGTTGAAGACACCGGTTCTAAATGTTATGAGCTAAGAATTCACAGTGAGTACTATACTCACACTCTCTTCTCCTTTGATGTAGATTATGAAGACATTATAGTTTACATTAACTCACACCTAACAAACCCAGATTTTGGTCAGATGACTCCGGTCACTCAGAAAGATGCGGACAAGTACCCAGTTAAGTAATAGTTGCGGGTAGCTCACCACTCCGGTGAGCTACCTTCCACGGAAGGAACACAAGATGTCTAAACCTAAGTGCGATAATTGTCTAAGCGGCGAACACGAGTACTGCGCCAAGAGATGCGGTTGTGACTGCTGGCATAAAGACTAAAGTGTACTTTAGATCTAAAACATGTTATAATTAACTTATACACAACGACGAAAGGAACCCTATGGACGAGAAAGAAGACATAGTAATCTTTGACTCATCTCTAACCACAGATCAGTTGAGACTGATGTGGGGTAATGGAGATGAAGAAGGTTTCGTGGAATACACGAAAGAAGAAATCGACCAACTTGCGGACGACATCAATGATGCGATTCAAAACACCATTGAAGACTTTCTAAACCATCGGAACAACTAATGAGTAGCAACTACCCACCGGGAGTCTCCGGTTCTGAATGGCAGATTGCTGGTGCTGATGAGAGCGATGGCGTTCAAGAGCTTGATTGCGGTAATGACGAGTGTACCGCATCTTATGAGGTACCGACCATTGAAGAGTACTCGCACGGCGATGTAACTTGGACTGCTGAGTGGATCTGTAACCAGTGCGGTGAGGAAAACTCACGCGAAGGCTGGTACGACCCAAACAACAATTTCTAAACCAAGTATGATTAACTCAACTAAAGGAGAGAACGTGGAGTCTACCATTACTGAAGAAGTAAAAGTACTTGAAGAAACGCCTAAAGATTCTTACGGTTGGGTTCCTTGTGATTCCTGCCAGACAGCTCAGGCAATCTGGAAAGTAAAAGGGAACTCCGGAGCTGAGCTATTCTTCTGCGGTCATCATAAAAACAAGATGGAAGCTGGGCTTACCGCCTGGGCAAATGAATTTGTGGAGATAGTTTACTTAGACAAGTAAACATGTTATAATAGTACTAACAACGACGAAAGGACAAAGAAATGAGCAACATCGCAAATGGAACATCCCTACAAGGGTATGTCACAACTACAATGAGAGATCTCATTAAGGCATTTGACGAACCAACGTTCTACTACCCAGGTGACAAAGTTACCGTTGAATGGACCCACATGTTTTCAGATGGGTCTGTTGCGACAGTTTATGATTGGAAGCGCTACGATTTAGGTGCGCCTGACATGGATGAAGTTATGGAGTACAACATCGGTGGATTTAACAAAGATGTAGTTGAACTCGTAAAGAACGCAGTTCTTGCAAAAGAAAGACTGGTGTAATAGTGAACATTGAACTTACCGATAAAGACGTAGAGCTAATTCTGCGTGCGCTTGGCAAAGAGAAAGCTTCCTGCCAAAATGCAGGATTCCATCACCTTGCCCACATGGTTTCAGATCTTCAATCTCGTATTAAGAGTCAAGCGCAGGTGGCCGCATGAGTAGTGGTGGAGGAGATCTATGTCACATGTGCGGATTCAATCAGTCTGAGCATGATGACATGTTTACAGATAATGCGGTTACCGTTGCGACTGTAAAGCTTATCGCAGCGCAGTTACCGGAAGATCTTGCCGAAGTACTAGACACAGTTATTACCGACTGGAGAACTCACACTCTCCCTACATGCGACCCACTAGCAATTAACTAAAGGAAACCAATGATAGTACAAAAAGAAGTTAGACAGCACTTAGTGTTGCCGTTCGAAGCTACCGTTAAACTCGGTATCATCAAAGACAAAGAGACTCGCGCAGCTTATGTGTATGCACTCCGCTGTAACAAGTGGACACTGCAGAGCCTTGCGAATGCAATGGGTCTTACCAGAGAACGTATTCGTCAAATTGAATCATCTGCCCAACCTTCTCTCGTTATTAGCATTCTTGCTAATCCCGGAGAATTCCCTATGCCGTCTGTTCCACTTGAAGACGTTGAGGTTAAGGATGTGCATGTACCGATCTTGCCAAGCAAGGAGACTCTAGCTCGTTTACTTGAGCTACAACCTCTTGCACAGAAAGTTCGCTACGACCACAAACAATACCGAGCTGAAGCTGAAGAGTACAGTGCGCTAATTTGGAAAGCTCACACGGTAGAAAAAGTTACTCTGTACCGTCTTGCTAAATCTCTTGGGGTTACCCATGGAGCTCTACGCTTTCGGTTAGCTCGTTACGGATACATACAACATAAGGGAAAGAGCACATGCTATACACCAGTCAAGTCAGCGAATAGAGTTTCTCAATGAGTACCCTATACGATCTTGTAAATGTATTTAATCCAGAGGGAAAATGGCTGGGTGAGTTCATAAATGAAACTGTAGCAAAGGATTGGCTGCACAAACATAAGATGGATTTAGCAACCCATGAGATTTCTAAGAGACGACCAGAACGGAAGAGAGAAGAATGAACGCCGATAAGCTAGAGATTGTTGACATGGACACTCACAGAAATGGAATCGGTGGGATGCCGTTCACTGTAGCTCTCGTTGATGACCCTGAGCAATCAGATACCAAATTGGTAATCATGTTCGAGGCTGAAGGGCACACTGCGGTCCTGTCCCTGAACAAGCTCATGGAGGAAGACATCTCCTTTGGTACAAACTCCTGGAGGGGTGACCAATACGAGTTTGCCCTCCGTCCGGAGATGTGGCCGGACGAGGAAGATGTTACCGACGAGTAAGGTGTACTTTTTACCAGTACCATGTTATAATTAACCTATCAGCCAAGGTGGCTGGTAGAAAAGGAAAGAAAATGTTTAACGGATTAGTCAAGGACAGCGTGGTTCTATACGCCGGTGTCAAGCTGGCTAAGCGCGGACGTCGTCGTGAAGAACGCGGCGAGGTTGAGGTTCAAACCCTCACAGAAAACCAAATTAAGTGGTTAGATGAAAAGTACGAAGCCTTATGCAAGGTGTTGTACAAGTAAAACTAAACCTGATATAATAGTATTACCAAACGACGGAAGGATATAAAATGACTCAAAGATGGTGTCTCTTAAAAGACAGCGATGGCGCTCGCGGTGCTATCGGTAAGAAGAAGATTTACGAGGTAATCCTCGACGGATCTACAGTTCGCACCACATGGGGAATGGCTGAGAAATCTCAACGCCAGAACCAATCACAACGTTTCATTACAGACCAAAGCGCTCGAGTTGCTGCGGTTGCAAAGGTTAACTCTAAAATTGCAAAAGGATATAGACTCGCGTTTGCGGTCTAAGGAGAGGACAACATGACAGCGTATGGAACAGCAGTAACCATTAAGGGAACTACTTACTACTACATCATTGACACGAAGGCACAGGTAAGAGAACTTCTACTAGGTGCTACCGCACCAATCGAGAAGGTAGTAGTTATGAAAGAAACTCGTGGAGAGCCTCACGAAGAAATGAGCGCAGAGGAGCTACTCGCTCTCGTGCTTAACCACCCAGAAGTTGTGCGCGAGGAAATTCAGTATCGCGAGCCTGGTGACATTAGCTATCTAAGTATTGCAGGATCTACCGGCGCGTAATGATAACTATAGTCGAGTGTTCTCGCTGCCAAGACCCACAGGTATTCAAACCCATGTCAATGGACTCGAATATACCTGTGGCTCTTGAGCTGTCACTTGATGGTGGGTATATGATGTTCGTAGATAACATCTACGCTATAGGTGCGGAGAACCCTCTGCAATTTATGCTCTGTCATAAATGTGCACATGAGTTTACTAAATTCATGTGTATACCTGAAAAAACAGTAACAAGGTGGCACCCTAAAACAGAGGATGCTTACTGCGATGGCTGGTCTATTAACTGGGAGGAAAACTAATGATACTAGAGTCTACGGATATACTTGCAATCATCATCGCACTATTAGGCGCAGGCCTTGTGATGATTCTTTCAATACGTGACAATCGAGCTTTACGGATCTACATCAAAGAGCTTGAAGAAAAGAACGCGAAGCTCAAGAAACTTCTTGAGCCACCAAAGACAAAGACGAAAGGCACTAAATGATAGTAGCAACATTACATAAGAGCAAGGCACCTAACGCTGCATGGTTAGTTACAGTTAAGGATCTTGGCTCAGGGCAAGCACGTTACGGTGCATTCAAATCTCTTGGACCTGCAAAGCGTGAGGCAGTCCTCTACGCTAGCTCATTCCTTGACACAGATCGAAAGCGTCTACCTTGGGTAGAAGATGAAGTTCAAGCAGCTGAAGGTATCGGGTACTTCCGTGCCGAGGTCGATGCTTAATTCTCAGATAGCCGAGCAGACAAGAGCCGTGGATGAACTGTCCACGTCTCCTTGTCAATGCTTGGTCTATCACCCTAAGGGTGCTTCCAAAGAGTGGAAGCGAGTTTATCAAGACTGGACCCGTACCGGAAAAACCAGTATGCAACTGACTGCCCAATTATTCGGGCATTGCCCTAGCCAGGTTGATGCTTAGTCCCGAAGGCATTATGTGGATTGTTTGCGGGTTGATACTGTTTCTCGGCTGGCTTGTCGTGAAATCTATCATCGATGACATGTGCCACTGTGTCTTTTGCAAACCCGAAGAGTAGGGCTAGTTTACTTTTATCAGTATACCTGATATAATAGTACTACACTGACGGAAAGGAACAAAAATGGACATAGATGTAATCATCGCCAGCGTTAACGCGGGTGTGTATGATTCTTCCTTAACAAAGCTAAAGGAAGCCATTGAGGATCGTCTTACTGCATCTCGCAGTGAACGCACCATCAATGACTACCACATAGGTGATACGGTAGTATTCAACAGTCTTACTGGGACTCGTTACATGGTAGGTCAAAAAGCTACCGTGGTAAGCAAGAAACAGAAGAAGGTTGTGGTTAAACTTGTAACACCTACAGGTAGATTCGCACGGGTTAATCCAATCACCCGTGACGTAGAATCCGCACTGGTCACAGTACCTGTTGCGATAATCGACCTAGTCTAAAGACAAAGGTTAAACGCTTGGGTTATATTTAACCCAGGCGTTTAGCCAGGTCTTTTGGAGAGGGAACCAGTGACTACACTTGCGGCAATACAAGGTGATGGCTGGTCTGTTCTCGGTTGCGATTCACGAGCATCTGATGAAGGTGGTCGATACATGGATCTTGCTACGCATAAAATCGTGCAAAACAATGGAGCGCTAATTGCTGTCTCCGGTGCATCACGCGGTGGCAACATTGCCCAATTTGGTTGGAAGGCGCCTAAGCCTACTCGAACTGAAAACTTAGACATCTTTATGACTAAGAAGTTCATACCTTCGCTTAGAAAAGCATTTCAAGATGCTGGCTACGAAGGTAAGGACGACGGAGCAGCTGCGGAGCATGACTCGAACTTAATTGTTTCGGTCCAGGGAGTTATCTATCCAATTTTTAATGACTACTCTTGGGATAGAGAAGCTAGGAACGTTTATTACTCCGGTAGCGGCGGAGACATCGCGCTTGGAGCTTTAGAAGCTCTAAGCTATCGAAAAGTTAAGACTCCCGAAGCTGCGGAGAAGATTTTGCGTCGAGCTATTGAAATAGCTATACAGCATGACATCTACTCCGGTGGAGAGATCCACACCTTCGTGCAAGAAGAGTAGTGGTACTCGCGAGTAACATAACCTGATATAATAGTACATATAATGACAAATGACACAAATGACAAAGGAGACGAACACATGGCAAGCATTATCGAAGAAGGGTATGCCCCGAAACACGAGCTAGATAGCTGGGACTTCCCTCTATGGAGTGAGATCCTGCCTGGTCTCTGGGTCGGTGGCACTGATGATAACGACACAATCGAAACATCTGCCGACACACGCTTGAGCCGTGAAATCACGAAGGACGATTTCGATACGGTAATTACACTCTATGCATGGGCAAAGCCAGCCGACTGGTTAGTTGATGAATTGCGTTTTGGTTTTTATGATTCAAACATCGAGCACATCGACTGGGAAAAGCTTTCGCGTGTAGTTGAATATGCGCATACCGCTTGGAAATCTGGTAACAAAACTTTAATTCGTTGCCAAGCTGGGTTAAACCGTTCTGGTCTGACTACAGCTCTCGTTCTTATGCGGGAAGGCTATGAAGCTGCAGATGCAATTTCTTTGATGCGCAGCAAGCGAACAGCGTATGTTCTTTGCAATGCGGACTTTGAAAGGCACCTACTCCAGCTAGGAGCACCAGATGCCGAGTAAACTACATGTAGCTTACGATGATGTTTACTTAAAGTGGAAGCTTGGATCTGAAGGCGATAACCATCCGACTAATCCTATGCGAGCTAAGCTTGCTACAAATCTTCTTGCAGAAGAATTTGATATTGAGCTTGTCACGCCTAATGCCACAGACATAGATCGAGATCGAGTACAGTTCGTACACGATTCACACTATGTTTCTAAGGTGTTGGATGATGGGCACTGCGGAGAATGGCGTCCAAACAGTCTTGAAAAGGGTCAGGTTGCCTTAGAGATGTTTGCGGGCACAGTTCGTCTTGTTGAAAAGATCTTAGCAGGTGAAGCAAAGGTTGCGTTTAATCCTCAGGGAGCTAAGCACCATGCGCAGTACGACCACTCATCTGGGTTCTGTGTATTCAACGATATGGCTTGGGCTGCTCGTCAGTTTGATCTCAAAGGCCTAAAGGTTATGTACATTGACTGGGATGCGCACCATGGCGATGGCGTAGAGAATCTTTTACGAGATCACTACGATATTGTTACTGCGAGTATCCATGATGGAACTATCTTTCCAGGTACTGGGCGAAGCGGGCATTCACCAGACGAAGGAGTTTACAACTGGGCGCTACCGGCGAACAGCGGTGATGAAGCTTTCAAGAAGGCAATGGATGAGATAGAAGCATTAGCGGATGAGATCAAGCCAGATGTTATTCTTCTAGCTACTGGAGCCGATGCGCACAAGACAGATCCTCTGTCTTCATTGCAGTTTGATTATCCAGGATACGAGTACGCGGCTAAGGCTGTAGCTCGTATAGCTAATAAGCATTCGCAAGGCAGAGTTCTTATTGGAGGAGCTGGTGGTTATCAACCACTTGAGCACACTCCGGTAATTTGGGCGAAAGTTGTTTCGCAGATTTATCGAGACGTTTCCTGATATAATTACCTTACTCGATTGGTTTAAGTCATTACTCCACATCGAGGGTCTCCCTGGTGGCGTACTCCAATCCACCATCAGGTGATGACATCCTTTCTCAGGTAGAGAAGAAGCTAGGCGGCTAAAACCGTCTAGCTTTTTCTTTTTTAATGTACTATAGTACACATGGGTAAAAGTATAATGGAGCATCTAGCTATGCTGCCAGAGGAAGAGCGTAACGAAATCCTTGCGGATTTTGACATGGACAATCTCATGTGGGATTGGACTGTCTGGTCTCGACCAGAGCAGCAACCTCCACAAGGCGATTGGTCTATATGGATGTACCTCGCAGGTCGCGGTGCTGGTAAGACTAGAGCTGCAGCCGAGTGGGTAAGAGAAGAAGCTAAGCATACCGACACTGGCCAACGCCGTTTTGCTCTAGTCGCTCGTACAGCTGCCGACGTGCGTGACGTTATCGTTGAAGGTGAATCGGGAATCATAAATGTTTCAGCTCCAAGTGAACGCCCTTTGTATGAGCCGTCAAAGCGAAGACTGACTTGGCCTAACGGAAATACCGCCACATGCTTCACAGCTGATGAGCCTGACTCTCTCCGTGGACCTCAGTTCACACACGCTTGGGGAGATGAGGTTGCCGCTTGGCGACAAACTCCTGACGCAGCTGGCATGACAGCCTTTGACAACTTACGCGTGGGTGTACGTCTTGGGCAAAATCCTAAGATGATGATTACTACCACACCGAAGCGCGTGCCACTTTTGTACTCACTTATTAAAGAAGCCGAGACTACTGGGCGCGTAGCTATCACCCGTGGCTCTACGCTAGATAACTCCGGAAACCTTTCTCAAGCTTACCTTGATGCTATTCTTGGAGTTTACCAAGGAACTCGTCTAGCTGCGCAAGAGCTTTACGGCGAGATGCTTTCAGATGTTGAAGGAGCTCTATGGACAATGGAGCTTATCGACAAAGGCCGTGAAATGGTTATGCCTCAAGGCGTCCCTCTTCGCGTAATTGGGGTTGACCCATCGGTAGCTGAAAACCCACGAGATGAATGCGGGATTATCGTCTGCGCCTCTACGGGAGATAGAGATCTTTACAAACGTCAGAGCTGGATACTTGAAGATGCTTCCATTCTAGGCTCACCCACCGTCTGGGCTCAAAAGGTTGTCGCTATGGCACGTAAATGGGGATGCCCAGTGGTCGCTGAGGTCAATCAAGGTGGCGCCTTGGTAAGAAACGCCATTAACACCATTGACCCAACGGTAAAGGTCCTTGAGGTTCACTCTAAGTATGGCAAAGCCCTGCGGGCTGAGCCTATCACCCTTGCCTATGAGCAAAATCGTGTGCACCACGTCGGATACATGGGTGATCTAGAGTCTCAGATGGCCTCCTGGATCCCAGGAGAAGGAAAGTCGCCGGATAGGGTGGACGCACTAGTTCATGCCCTCACAGCCCTGCTCATTAAGCCACCAGCAGGGTTCATGGGTGGAAGGATTACGGCTAAGTCGCCAGGGCAACGTAAATTGCCTGCGTTTCGTGGTGGTGGGACATTTAAGGTCAGGTAGTGTACATTATCCCTATCTTCCTGATACAATTATCCTATCACCAAATAACTGGTGGTAACGACGAAAGGAAAACAAAGTGAACCCATTCACAGCAGTAATCGATTGGATTGACGAGAACGCAGACTTTGGTGCACCTATCGGAGCATTCATTGGCGTAGGAATCGCAGTTGCACTATGCTTTATCTTTGGTGCTTAATCCTATCTTCCTGATACAATTATACTAGTACTTCCCCACTACAAATTACAAAAGGATGAAAAATGACACTAGAACAAAAGAAATATCGTGAACGTGGATTCCGTTATCGCCGAGTATCATTCGCGCTAAAGGTTATCTCAGGATTCTGGACACTTGCAATGCTCATCATGTTCTTTGAGAATATGCGTGTTCTTACATTTGCCACTGCCATTTGCGGTTCTATCGCTATGGTTCTTCCTTCACTCTTAATCGCATCTGTATATGACGATAGAGCTGAACGTGAATTCAACAAGGCAGCGGCCCATCAAGCACTCTTAGGCGTAGTTCGCCCACGCGACTAATCCGTTGTACAAGATAATCAAATAGTATTATAGTTCTACCAACGACAAATACGGAGGATCAATGACAAAAGGAACTGTTCAAAAAGAACAAGTGTATGTATACGGTACCTGTCCCTTGTGTAATGAAACAGACGTACTTGTCTATGAACATAACGAACAACTCGTATGTGCGTATGATTACAGAGACCTCGTGCGTAATGTTAAGCACAGTACCCCGTGTGATACTTGTGGATCTAGCAATGCCGTTAGAGATCCATCACATCGCCGTAATGAGTATCTATGCTGGCAATGCCACATGCAAAATGGATTCGTGGTAAACAACACTGTAATCAAGCGAGCTCTTGTATCAATGATCTCTAACTTCAAGAATGGAAGTAAAGTTCTATGCGAAGCTGCAGGATACGGCAGTGCTTGTGATAACAACATCAAGCCTCGTGGTTCATGGGGTGGGAAGATGTTATGCAACACTCATGGAAAAGAAGCTCCTAAGAAGGATAATAAAACAAAATCTTGAGCAGTACTAAACTGTTCAAATAAGCCTATGAGCTAATCGTGCGTTCATAGGCTTAAGCGCTACAGCACGACTACGAAGAATGAAGAGAGGAAAGACAATGTCAACAGACACTGCAACCCCAACAAAGGCAGCAGAGCTATACACATCCGGTAAGTCAGTAGTAGAAGTAGCATCAGAGCTTGGTGTTACATACGGCAAGGCTCGTAAGCTTATTGCCGAGGCTGGTGCTGATATCCGTAATACTTCAGATCGCCTAAAGGGAAAGACTCGTAAGGCTAAGTAATGTTAGCCAATCTACGTGTACTCGTGAGTAACTTAATCTGGCCTGCTGTAGCATCTGCGGTATTAGCAGCTTTAGCCATTGTTACCTCGCTATATACAGACAATGGAAGCTTAGTGCTAGCCTTAGGGCTTAGCGCTATCGCGTCAGCATGTCTAGCACAGACAGTGTAAACAGCCTTCCATCAGAGGCTCCTTCAAACGAGGGAGCTTCTGATAGGCGCACTTGTGGGTGTAGCAATTGCGGATGTAGCTCTTCACCTGTAAACGTCTACTTCAACGATGAGGAAGACGACGACTGGGCGAGAGATATAGCTCCACTTGGCTATCGTAGAGTACAGCGGCAGGAGCTCTTCGAATCTACCTTCTTGAATCTATTAGAAGTGCTAGAACAAAAGGCAAAGGCTTGGTCTGAAAGAGCTGAAGCTAAAAGAGATGCCAGGAAACAAAACAAAAAGTAGCCTTTAGGTTACTTGTTGTGTTATAGTTAACTACAGGCAAACAGCCTACTACGGAGAGACGAAAGGACTAACAATGTTATCCCTTCTTATCTCCGGCCCTATGCAAGCGGTAGAGGACAAGCGTAAGCTTGAGAAGCATAGCGGTAGCAAGAAGCTCATTGGAACTTCAATGGGTTGTCCCATCCCCGACCTAAGGAGGCGAACTAGCGTTGCAAAAACTCACACTACGTGGATTAGCAATGTCGACAGCGGCCTATATTTTGGCACTAACAATCGGCACATTCTCAATCATTATGGCTTCATCAAGCAAGGCTGATGATACCGTAACAAAGGCACAACCAGTAGTTGCGGTAATCACCGACCCATTGGTTAAGTACAAAGATGCAAAGGTGTTAACTGACGCAGAGTTAGTTGAACTTTTGCAAGCGGTAGGCTTCGAAGGTAAGGCACTTAAACTTGCCTGGGCTACTGTCATGAAAGAATCTCGTGGGCACCCTACGTCCCACAATAAAACAGCCAGTACTGGAGATAACTCATACGGGCTATTCCAAATCAATATGATTGGTTCATTAGGCTCTGATCGTCGTGCAAAGTTTGGCATCATCAGTGATGCCGCGTTGCTAGACCCAGTGACTAATGCTAAGGCAGCCTACTACATGACAGCCCAGGGAACTGATTGGGGTTCATGGGGTTTAGGTCCTAATGCTTACGATGGTGACCCTGCGGAGCCTTCCCTAACAAAGTGGCTCCCTAAGTTCCCATCGTCAAAGTCGTAGTTCTGTCTAAGGATTATAGTGTACCTATGAGCAAAGACATTACTAACATTGACCAACACGAAGATGATTCATTTGCGGGGCATGCTGAAGAGGCACCTGTACATGAGGAAATCATTATTGAAGCAGAGATAGAAACTCCTGTAGTCGATATCCCTGCGGTGGTTGTTGAAACGCCAATTCCTTCAGCTCCTAAGGCTGCGGTAAGTGGCGCTGACACTGACGAAGTTTACCTAGCTAACTGTGTGTATAAGAATACAGCAGCACGTAAATCTTTAACTGTACATCACCTACAACGTCGTCTAGCAGAGCTAGGCTACAACGAGGCCATGACAGACAAGGATGGTTGGTTAGGCGATGAGACTAAGACAGCCATTGAGAAGTTCCAAAAGCTTGAAGGACTAGAGCCTAATGGCACTGTTGATGAAGCCACGTTCCTTGCTATCTTTAAAGGCGACATGAATGTAGTTCCAATAGTTTAATTATTATCTAAACAAATAAGCCCTGTGCATTTACTTGCACAGGGTTTATTTTTTATATCTACTATATGTATATTTTATTTATTAGTAGTTTATAAGTATCTTATAGATAGCTCATAGGTATACTTATATCTATAATCATTGTAACTAATATACTAAACAATATTCTACCTGCCAAAAAATAAATTATTATTTTTTATAATAACTATTGCTAATATTTTTTTATTTCTAACAACCGATACCCGTAGACATTTTTTATTGTTGGAGACGTTTTTGGAAGCGCCGATTTCATAGCATACCCATTTCTCACGTCCAAGCCATTTAACCAAAAGGTACTGCTTCTGCTAGTTTTGTACATCATCTTATGACCGCAAAAGTGTACACGTCTTCGCAGAAAGATGATACTGTATTCACATGGCTAAGGCGCAAGAACTTCCGCAGGCGGAGAAAGAACTTCTCGCCACCCTGCACAAGGAGCAACTCTGGCGCCGTGTTCAGGAGTTAAACGAAGCAGGTTGGTCGTTACAATCCATAGCTAATGGATTCATCCCTGAGAAGCGGCGTAGTACCATTCGTTCCTGGGTTGTGAAAGAGTTACCCGAGCGCGAAGTTATCACCGCAGGTTTCCCTATCCCGAAGCCTCCCGTTAAAAAAGTAAAGTCACGACGCAAGCGTGTGCCATCACCTGGGATCCCGCTAGACGAGCAGTTGCGCATCGCGAGACTGTCACCGCTAGCGCGACGCTATCGCGCCCGCACAGCTCCTTCGTCCTCTTCTTTCACCGCGAATGTCGAGCTTACGAGTATCGCTGGTGTTCTGTACAGCAAGGGCGTTACCGTGTCTGAGCTTGCCCGTGCGTCCGGCGTAACCTACCGGGCGATGAAACGTCGCGTGGACAAGGCTTCCCAATGAAGATCACCCATGACATCTTCCCTGCTTCTATCCTAGTTGCATCCCCTGATGTATTTCAGGATTTTACCTTAGCTTCTACTTCTTCCTCTCTTACTAATCCAACTGGCGCTCGCAGTTTCACACGAGTACGCCTTGTAGTTATGGAAGATTCCCAAACCCCCGCTACCCAGGTAGTTCTTGTTGCCGCGGATCATCCTGAAGGACCACGCCTGGTCTTTAGGGAAGTTATAAGCACGCTGAACTGGTCTGGAAACAAAAGAAAAGATTCTCAGCTCATCACCGAGTCCGGAAAGGTTATCGCCTTTAAGTACGTCCGCGGTTGCGACTGCGGTTCACGGCTCCGCTCCTGGAGCCCCTACCAAACAATGAAAGAAGAGATAACATGACAACCATAAGCAACTTGCCAACGAGTATAATAAGCCTCAGCAGTATCTCAGCACTACACTTCATCGTTCTAGTATTCTTTGTTTTCCGCGTTACACGGGCGCTTGTTTACGACGAGATATTCTCGCCTGTACGTGAACTTATCTGGTCCAAGAAGTCTCCCGAGGATAGCTACCTGGGCTTCTTCTTTACATGTCACTGGTGCGTCTCGTTATGGGTTGCGCTCCCAGTTGTGATTTTTTATGCCGCTTTTCCAAGTATCACTTTCCTAGTAGGGTGTATATTTGCCCTGTCCGGTTTAGTTGGACTAATAACCGCGCGTATAGATCAAGAATGATCTGGCGTTCCGTTACGACAATGACGAGGAGTAATAAGTAGTGGCAGTCTTTAGTAGCAACGATAAAAAGCCATCGCGCGCTCAACGCCGCGCACAAACTAAACCTTCTCGTGTCGTTCC